AATCGTCGTGCGCAGATCAATCGTGCTGACCCACTGCTCCGCTTTGATGATGTCGTCATTCGCATTGTAGACCGCTTGCCTCGATGCCTGTGACACGGCCTGCGTGGCTGATCTAACGAGGCTGTCGGCATGGGCGCGCGTAATCCGCATAAAGCCCTCGACGACTTCCCCGTTTTGCTTACCGCCCCTGATCCGCCTGATTAGCTGGCCGTTGGTTTCGCCCTGCGCAATGCCGAGGCGCATGTTGTCTTGGAACCGCTTGAGCGTATCGCCTGCCTGCCGTGACAGCCATTCTGACACCGGAGCGCCCTGCACTAGCAGATCGCCCGTGATGGCCACTAGCTGCCCGCGTGTTAGCTCTGTGGTGATAAGCTGGACGCCTGCGCCCTGGTTGATTGCCGCGGCAGCAAACCGCGCCTCCATGTCCGCAATTTCTCGCAGTTCGTTGGCCAGCCTGGTGCCTTCCGCGCGATATGATGCCGTAATGGTTGCCTTGACCTGCGCCAGTAGCTTTTCCAGCCGCGCCGCTCGCCGTGATATGCTGCCGATGCCCGTGGGGTCCACGCGCGCAAGCTGTGCCACGATATCACCCTCAAGCGTTTTGAGAAAGCGCGACACGTCACGCGCTTGGCCCGCTGCCAGCCTTTGCAGGTCCAGCGCGCGGGTCGTCATGCGGTCAAGGATTTCGTCGTTAGCGTTGGTCATTGGCTCAGCCCCTTACGGTTGCCCGCTCAAGTCCAACGGCTCGCCCGCAAGGTCTGGCGCTTCCTCTGTCACGCGGTCCATGTCGTTCTCCGTGTCCAGATCGGGACGCAGGAACCCGCGCCGCTTACGTTCCTCATAATACGCCTCTTTTGATAGCAGGCCCAGCGCAACGTCTTGCTGCATCACATGCACCTCTTGCGCGGTTAGCGGCATGACGCCAAAGTCTTTGTTCACGACAACCGTGATGTCCTGCTCAGGCAGTCCAGCGTAAAACGCCATCCACGTTAGCGCCTGTTCCAGCGCGTCCTTGAGATTATCGGCCATCATGGAAAGCGTGGATGTTTCCTTTGCGCTGTCCAGCACCGCACCCGTCGCTGTTTCATTGCTGGCGACAAGCAATTGCAATCCAAGCGCCTGCATTTGATATTCAAGGTCTTTTAGGTCAGTGCGGCCCGCGCCGATAGCTGCGCCGGAATGTTCCACCCATGACAGCTTGGCGTCCGTATCGCGTGACGTGACGGCTTGGCTTGCGCTAATGATAAGCGGTTCATCCTCACCACGGCCAGATGCAAACAGGATCGGCACCCGCGCGAAGTGCAGAATGTGGCGCTGGTCCGACTGCGACTGCCAGTGCGCTATGTTCACGTCTGCCAAGTCCTCAAGGACAGGTTCGCCCATGAAAAAGCCCGTGCGCTGCGCATAGAACGGAATAACCGTGATTTCTTCGGCATTGGTCTGGTATTCATCCACGACCAGCCATTCGTCTTTGTTGTTCTTGCGGTAGATTTCAACCGAAACCGCGCTGCCTTCACGCGATAGCACCCGCACCTGGTCCACGTTGATCTGTGAAAACGGGTCTTTCGGATCGTCCTCAGTCACGGATTCCATAATGCGCAGCATGGACAGAGCAAGCACGTTACCAAACAGCCCCGTCTTGAAGCCCAAGATGTCCTCCGCCCGCAAATGCACCATATATGGCCGCAAGCCTAGCGTTGCCGCCTGTGAGCGGGTTGTTTCGCCGTCACGTCGCGGCGCGTCAACCATGATGTAGGAAATGCCCGGAACAAAGGCATCTTTGAACACGTCAGACGCAAAGGTGCTTAGGTCTTGGCCCTGCATATTGATATTGTCGGCAAAGCCCTTTAGCCGCTCAGAACCCTCGGTGATTTCAATTGACTTGGAAAACACGCGGCCCGTCATGTCTTTGACCGTCTTGCGCATCCCGTTGAACAGCCACGAAGACGACAGACGCGCCTGATAGTCTTCGGGAGATTCTGCGACAAACTTGGGCAAATATGTCTTGCCAGCCCTGCGCATACCTTCAGTACCAGACATTAAAGCGCGGCCCTTTTCGGCAGCCTCGACTATTTCAGCCATGACGCCGGATCGCTTTTGGACTGTTTTTGACATATTATTTATCGCCCATGATTTTGGTGGAACTCGTGTTTGCGCTCGGCGTTTTGCCGCACCTGAATTGCGTCTTCAATACCTACAAAAGCGCCAAGAAACTTCCCGACACCATCGATCTTGATTTGGGCAATCCACTTTTTTTGCCGCTCATTCCACGAGACCCCAATGGTTCCGCTGGTGTTTGTGCTTGGCTTCTTCGCATTGCGGAGATTTTCAGTCCTCGTAACTGATCGCAGATTAGATGACCTGTTGTCCGTCCGGACGCCGTTGATGTGGTCTATGTCTGCGCTGGGCCATGCGCCATTCTGAATGGCCCAAATCACTCTGTGAGCCAGCAACGACCGGCCAGCAACAGCGCCTATGTGATAGCCGTTTTTCATCTTAGCCGTAAATGCGGGCTTGCCGGAGTATCTAGCGTTCCAGTTGTTGCAATTGCCAAGTGCGCCCCTGTAACCATCATTAAACATCCATGCCTGCCGCCGATTCCAGGACAGCTTTCCAGTCTCCGGATCATATGAAAGCAATTGACGCAGTAAGGTTGGACAAGGTAGGACTTCGTTAGCCATGGCGTGATCTCCATTCGATCCGTTGGGGTGAAGCCCGTGTCGGTGTTGAAACCACCTATGCGGGCTGTTTTTTTATAGCACAACCAATCAAAATTGCAACGAGGTGCTGGTCATTGACGGCTTAACAACTGGCATTTCGTAGGCCATCGGATAGCCAAAAGCGTCACAGTTTGAGACGATAACGCCGCCCAAATCAAAGCACCCATGATTAGGGACCGTGATGCAGTAAACGTCGCTAAGCCCGCCTTGCTTTATTTGCGCAACTTCTACCGCAATGGACTGAGGATTTGTATCGGTTGATCGTAAAGTCTTCGCCGCATCCAGCGCAAACTCTGATTTCATTGTCGATACCAGATGCTCGGCGGGCAGCAGCCCTGCAATTTCGTCCGCAAAACATTGCTCTATCAACGAGGTTGCTTTTGAATGCACCCCCGCAATGTGTGCATGTGTGGTCTTTGGTTTTTGCGTGAAGCGCTGACCCAGTCGCCTTGTAATGTTCTCTGTGCCAGTCAGCACCCGCTTCGCTGGCGTGCCATACCTTTGATGCTTCAATGGCCTCTCTGGGCATTGGCCTTGTGTGTCCAGCGTGGTGGTGGCGCATGTGTTCCGACGCAGTGATAAGCTCAAGGTTCCCGCCATTATTGTTTGCCCTATCGTGGTCAACATGGTGGATGTGCCAATCTTTGCCTCTTGGGATAGGCCCGTTATGAAACGCCCAAACGTCTCTGTGTAGCCTTGCACCGTCTGCCTGAAAGTAGTTTCCGCAAAGATAGTATTTTGTTCCGTTGAAATCTTGCTGGGTGTCGCTGACAACGATGGGCTGCATAGGATGTCTCCGGCGGTTAATTCATCAGCCCGAACCCACCCAGATGAAGAAAGGATTTTGTGGTCTAATGTCACTCGGAAACTATAGCCGTTTGAAAGCGTAACCGCAAGCGTCCTTTCACCCTCTCGTTTCAACCCGCCGTTGACGTATTGCACTTCTTTGCCGAATGGTCCGGTCACTGTCCCTCGCTCTGGAATGCAATCAAACCTAGTCTGCTTCCCGTTGGCAAAAACCATCGTTTCCCCCGAAAAACACTGATGGTCAAGCCCCGTTGTCTTGTCGGGTTCGCCCTGCTTGTTGTAGGGCTGCTGTTCAAGGCATCGCGCTGTTTCTGGGCATGTGTCAGGGTTGACGAACACGCGGCCCCGCTGGAAGCCCATATTGACGGCCAGCACACGATCCTTAACCCTTGGATTGCTTGGCTTGGCCCGTATGGCGTAGCCTGCTTGGCGCAGTAGACCGATGTCTGACAATGACGCGCCCTTGCTGCTTGTATTCTTGCCGCTTGCGTCGGGGTAGATCGTGACGCTGTGGCCCTCGTATCGCTCGCCCATTGTGGCAATCATGCTTGGCGTATCAACGCCGCCTTTGATTTCATCGACGCAGTGCCAATCGTTTTCGCGCAGAACATAAGCACACGCGGCCATATTGCCTACGTTGAAGTCCATGCCCAGCTTGATCGGCTCACCGGGTTGCAATGTCTCGCGGCTGCGGTTGGTCTCGCGGTTATATGAGTTGTAAACGCTGCCCGATGTCAGGTTGGTAAACTCGCCCATCAGATAGGCGCTGATCAGTTCTTCCGGGTAGGTATCCTTGAGCGACTGGATATAATCTGGCGGCAGGTATTTGTTATCCTCCGTTCTGGCCCGGATTAATCGCCTGCCATCGCCCGCGTCTTTTACAAAAATGCGATACATCGCCTTGAAGCCTTCGGGCGTTGACACAATGACCATTTGCCGAACGTTGCCAGCCCGCAATCGACCCATGAGTTTTTCAAATGCTGAATATGCTAGGTTTGTTTTAGCTGTGTCGAATTCGTCCAAGATAACCCATGCGGCATTGACGCCAATCAGCCGGTCGAATCGCTCCATGCTTTTGCATATGATGCGGGTTTGCTTTCCCGCAGCGGTGCAATAGAAAATCATCTCCGACTTGTTGAAGTGAAACGGAATGCCGAATTCATCGAGCGCGGCCTCCACCTCTGGTATCAAGATTTGCGTCAAAAGAGGGAAGTTCGGTTCTGTAATTATACCATCTGATCCTGGGTTTAGTAGCGCCAAGGTGCAAGCCTTGCGGGCAACGGCGTATGTCTTGCCGCCGCCGTAGCCGCTCACAAGCCCTAGAATGCGCGTGGTGGTGTCCTCTATCAGATCAAACTGGTGCGGCAGTAGGTCTATTGTCCTAGTGTTTGCAGCTGTCAAAATGCCACCGCTTCATGTTTGAGACGCTGCCTATTTTTCCGCAGTTAGGGCATTCCGCTTTACGCTTTGCTTTCTCCGATATTTTGGCCCTTGTCGCGTCTGATTGCGACTTGCCAAACATGGGGTTTTTGTCGCCTGTTATTTTCGCGCCGTTCCCAAAGTTTGGGTTCTTATCCCCGCGCGTATCATATGCGCCAGCCACGCCAGAAACCCGTTTCCGGTATCTTGTGTTCAGCGCCTTGAGCGCATCGCACGTTTCAACTAGGTCGCGGTCGATCCTGTTACGCACCGTCAAATCAACCGTGAACGGGCGCGGATTATAACTTCTGACAGAAGATATTATATAACCGACTTCGTTGTTTTTTTTCCCGTATCTCGGATGGTTTTTTCCAGCAATAGACGGCCTAGGCCCACGCATTTTGGCCGACGCTTCTAAGGAATGCGTCTTCCCCCTGAATGGGTTGTTCTTCGTGTAATAGTCAGACCGCCATTCTGCGTCTTTCCTAGCTATCAAGTCATACGTTCGCGACGTTACATTGACGCCACGGGCCGATTTTGTATTTCCGCGCGACATATACGCCAATGCCGCCCACATTTTCCCGCCGTGGATTCTTGCCAGCAACCGATGCGCCACAAAATGCGCCTTTGGTGTAAGTCTGACGATATTGGACGGATCGTCACCACCGCCAAGGCTTCTTGGCAATATGTGGTGCCTTTCGGCGCACCCCTGCAAATCCCTCATCTTGAAGGTGCGCACAAGTTGTTCATAAGTTGCTTGATTGTCCATATCGTCAACATAGGATTAATCTCGCTTTAGCACAACTGTGATTTGCCCCGCGCCCGGCATGGTTTCCCCTGCGAACATGCCGAGGTGCTTGCCCAGCAATTCCGCGCCCTTGAACACGCCCATAGCGTTGAATGTGTAAGCTGGCACAAGGTCACCCGTTGGCGTCTCGACAAGAACGGCGTCTCCGTTCCGATCTGTCACCGCCTCGGCTTGCTTGCATCGCTCCATTGTGCTGAAAATGCTATCCAGCACATAATCTTGGGTTATTTTGGTTCGTTCTGCGCGCTTGGCCTGCGCTTCTGTAATAGCCGTGCCGACTTCAACATGCTTCAACAGACGCTGGCCCATCGAATACGCCGTCTTTTCGCTGTATCCCGCGCGGATTGCGGCTTGCGTTGCGTTCAGGTCGATTAGGTATTCCGCGACAAACTGCGCCTGCTTTGGTGTTAATGCCATCGGCTTCCCGCCTTTATGCTGTGAAGGCATCCCGCCTAATGAAAAATGCGCCTAGCCTTTCGACTAAACGCAATTCCTCGCCTTCATAAATAGCATGTTTGGCGGGTTAGTCAAGTGTTCACCCCAAACAGTCCAGCGCATTGCGCAAGGCTGCTAGGTTGCGCGGTTGTCCGCTTGGATCCTTGGCGCATTCCGTTTGCAGCAATGACACCTTAACGCGCCCGATCCTGTCGCGCATTGCATAGTAACGCTTATATGTTGCGGGGTTTCCATCGCCTGCATCAAACCCCCCTGACGATACGGCCAAGCATGACTTGCTTTCAGATATGCCGATTTCTTCGAGGTACGCCGCATAAACCTCCGAGAATGTCCGCGCCGATTGGGCCTGCTGTTGTGTGATTTGCCCTGATACCGTCAAGCGGCCAATCATGTCACAGGCCATATCAACGTATGCGCCGCCTGCTTTGGTGTCTGGCGATTTCCAACTGCCCCGCGATAGGCGTTCTTGCGTTGGCCGTGCCGTTGGTTTTTCGCGCGCGATTGGCTGCTCTTGATCCGCAGCCTTTGGTTGCGCGCGTTTGTTGCGTCTTGCCTGTGATTTGCTAGTCATGCCTGCCCCTTTTGCTTACTGGTCAACCTAGTTTAGCAACCACATACAGAATCATTAAAACAATGGCGGATGAGTTAAGCACCATTCCGCAGGCGATTAAAAGATCACGTCCTGAAATGATCATTTTTATTGATGTCGTATGCAGCGCTGCAATAGCGAACGCATATAAAAATGTGGTGTAGTCCATTTGGTTTCCTTTGGTTCTTGTCATGGTGTGCCGATTGTGGCCCGCGTCTAGGGAGGTAAGCGCGAGCCACGACCAACAAAGGAGGCTCATGACAGCCTAGCCACAATATGCGGCAATTGCGGTCAGTTAGTCAAGCGATACGCTGTTAAGTATCCAGAACGGCACGTTGCCCACTGTGGCCCATCCTTTAGGCGTTAGCGTGTAATCCTCGACGGTATGGCCGATATATACGCCGGGGCTGATGATGTGTCCGCTATCCTCAAGTCGTGCGATTGCCTGCACCCGCCATGAGTGGCAAGACCGAATGCGGCGCAATTTGTGGCCGATTGCGCCGCGATTGGCTGACAGCCCTGCGCGCTGTAAATCAGCGATGCATTGCAGCATTGTTGTGTTTTCTTCGTCGGTTGTCATTTATGTGCCTCCATTCTGTCGCTGACGTGTTTAGCCTGCATGGCGTCCAGCATTTCCATCGTCGGGGCTGCAATGCGCCGCTTGACGCGGGTTACTTCGGCAATGGCGTCGTATCGCGTCCATCTGCCTGCGACGCGCAGTGTTTCCACATCGCGCCGCTGGTCTTTTGTGAGGTATCGGTCTTTGTCTGCTTCAGTCATGGCATTGTCCTTTTGATTTGTTGGTTAGTCGAGGCCGTTTCCGCCGCGATTTCAGCCGCTGTGCATTGCCAGTTGACCGACTTGCCCGCACGCCAGGTGATGAAGTCGTTTGCTCGTTGTGTCATTTCGGCTCCTTTAGGGCTGCGAACTTATCACGATATTCTTTTTCTTCCTGTTCTGTGACTTCGTGGGTGCCTGTGCCCCACCAGACCATCATGTCCAGAAGTTCACTCGCAAACGCATCAAGTTCAGCGATGTGTAACCCTTTGCGGGTGAACTTCTGCGTCGCGTAAGCAACAGCCGCACACAATGCAACGTTACTTTCCTCAAGTTCAGCGTTACGGGCTTGTGCTATGTCGGCGCGGGTGTATTCGGTGCATCCATATTCTTTGTTGGCACTTACGTCGTCCCAGCTTGCTGTGTGTGAGGCATAATCAACCCATATGTTTTCAGGTGCATTGGTCATGGCCTCCACCCCGCTTGGAGCGCTTTGAGCAGTTTAATAAACCGCTTTGGTGGTGTCCGCGCTGTTTTGGTTTTTGGGTCGGCTTCCATGCGGTAGATTTCCGACCGCGCGGTTTCCATAATTTCAGCGAGATCAGCGGGTGACATGCCCATCGCCTCCCGCGCTGCTTTGATTGCTAGTGGGGTCATTACACGTCCTCCGTTGGTGCTGAGGGTCGGGGCATCCAGTGGGTGAACACATCACCGTACCATCCTTCAATTCCGTCATAGTCAACCTGTTGCCACGCGCAGAAAGTCTCTCTATTTTTTTCACCGCGACGAAACCCGTCCGGTGTTACCCATGCGGCCCTTGGTTGCCATTCTCCATCGACTGTCCACGCTTGAAACTCGGTCCCATCCTTGGGGTTCGTCGCAATTGGTTGCCATGTGCTTGTGAGATTAGGGATGTCGTTGTTCATTTTGTGATCCTTTGGTTAGGCCTGGAGGTGTTCAGGCTAGGGTAGCGGCCCGATGGATGCAGTTGGGCCTCTAAGGGGCCTCTGTGCGCCTCTGAGGGCCATCCCAGTGCCCTTGCCGATCTTGGTTGCCGATGTGCCTCAAGCATGTTGATGCCCAGCGCCACCACCGGCGCCAGTACCAGCGCAACGATAAGCCAGAAGGTCCATTTCAGAATTTTAGTGAGGGTTTTCATTTTGTTTTCTCCTATCCTATCCCCACACTATGCAAATCCGCGCACATACTCAAGATTTAATTTCACGCCGCCCAAAGATCCCCTATCCCTGGTCCCCCTTCTTTTGAAGTCACTCATTTGTAATGTGACTTCACTTGAATTTCCCAACATATTATTTCCTAAAGAAGTATTGTTCTACATTACTCTTTTATACTATTTTCAAGGATCAAGGATCAAAAGAGTATAAGTATATAAAAATAAAAGGTTTTTTTTGATCCCCGTTCTTTTCAAACGGGGATCATTTCGGGGATCAAATCACCGAAACACTGTTAAAACGGCACTTGTGCGAAATCGTCGTCACCTGAGTGGAAGCTGCGCACGATTTCCTTGGCCTCGTCATCGGTGACTTTGTTGCGCTTGATCCAGACGTAGTGCTTCTTGCGCTTGATCATGAAGCATTTGGGTGTCACCGGACTATAGCCCAATTCGCGCAACATCTGACCAATCTTGCGGCCTGTTGGAAGCTGCTCGTCCCCATCCATAAGCACCCGTGCGCTGAGGTGCGTCACGTCGATCACGGTGCCGTTAACAACAGGGCAGGCATAGTCTGATATGGCCTCACGAAAGACGTTCTGATCGTCCGACACATTGGCTTCACGCATGTCGCCCAGCCCGCGTGTGATCGGTGCGCGGCCAGCGGGATAGAAATCGGCGCCCGGCTTACGATCCAACAGCCACCGCCCGATTGCGTCTACCCGCCGCGCGCTTTCCGAAAACAGCCGAGAGAAGTATTCCGACACGCCATCGCGCCCACCCAGTTCTTCAAACAGGTCGCTTTCCTCACTTTGCTTTGTGAAGATCACGCAATAGCGCCGGTCGTTGTTTGAGACAGGGATCGCGTCTTGGTGATTTGTCAGCATGAGATAAGACGCAAAGTTGGGGGCTGAGTATGCTGCGCGCCCCTTTGGCTCGACGGCGATTGTGTCGTTTGTCAGCATCGGCTTGATCTTGTCTAAGATGGCCCACTTGTTTGTGCCGCTGATCCTGATTTCTTCAACACATGACAACACCGAGCCAACAGCCCAGTCATTGAACGGGCGTTCAATCATTGAAGTTGAAATCTCTTTGGCGTTCTCGCCCATGAGCGTTCGCATGATGTTGAAGAAATACGACTTGCCGTTGCCCTCAATGCCCCAAAGAAGCATCGCCCATTGAACGCGCTTGCCGGGGTTTTGGTAAACGTATGCCAGCCAGTCAAGCAAGATGCCCTCCTCGCGCTCGTTGTCGATCAGCATGGCGACGTGATCAAGGAACAATTGCACGACAGCCTGCCCGTCAGCGTCGCCGTCAAGCGCACCGTCGGCCAACGGTGGGATGCCGCTGGGGAAATATGAATTAAGGCAATCCTTACCCATTGTTGAAAAGAAACGATCTTGGCTGGGCCAATACATTGTTTGAGCGACTGTCGGGATTTGCACAAAGTTAAGGGCCAGCGTTGCGGCGTCTGTTTCCATGTCCGAGCATTCGTGCATCCGATCATATCGCGCTCGGAACGCCTCTTTCTTGATCCCGTAGTTGGCAATCTTGCTGTGCGTGAAAAGGCAATTTGCCTCGTCGTAAACCCAGCCATCCATCCAGCCGGGCGCGTTGATCTTTGTGACTTGTTCGTCGTCATCGCCGCGCGATCCGCCCTTTGCTGGCTTGAATGATGCCTTAACCTCGCGCAACCCCATTCCGGCACCCTTGGCAAAGACCTCGTGAACCGTTGCCGCCAGCATTGACCGAATGTCGGGCGGCATTTGCGCGGCGCTCATTGCCTGCACGCGCTTTTTGAAAGCCCCGTAACTGATCATGTCAGACACCGCCTCGGCATCCTCGCGCAGCGTTGTGGCGGTTTCAGATGCGGGACTGACAGCAATCGCGCCACCCTTTATGCCGCCGGCAGCCTTAATGAGGCTGGCCATCGTGACGGGCGATCCGCTGCCGCCGAAGGAACGCCATTTTTTAGGCAGTTCGTTTGCCTTATAACGGTCGGCATCTAATGCGCACCACGCGTCCCAAATGGCCAAACCTTCGTCAGACCCGCCGTGTTGATGGTGCAGCGCCATGCCAACGCGGAACCACTCGTCATAGCCGAGCGGCTGAGCAGGGTAGTTGTCGAGCAGGGCGGTGATTTGATCGGGCGACATGTCGAGCGGCTGAGAAGCAACGGCCAAGTCGAGGTCGAAGACATCACCGCTTGGTGCGTCAGCGCTGACGATCAGCCCCATTGCGTCAACATCCAGCGCGCCAGCGCCGCCGGATCGTGACCAAGGCTCGACGCCGTTCTTGTGCGATGCGAGGAACATGATTTGATTGATGACCTTCGAACATGGGTCGATCCCAGCAAGGGCGATCATGTCAGCAACGGCATCGACAAGCGCGACGTATTCGGCGGCACCGACTTCGCGCGACAATGGCACCATGATGCGAATGCGCGGCGTTTCGGGCGTGTGTCTGAATGTGCTATAGGCAACCCATGCGCAGCCCGGTAGGGACATTTCGATTGCCAGTTCGATGTCGTCCAGCGTTACGCCGCTCTCGAAGTCGTCATAATCAAGCGTTAGGATCGTGCGGGTTTTGACGTTATCCGCGCGACCGACGCTTTCGTCTGAGCGGACACCGCCAACAATGGCCGCGCGCCGTATGCTTTCCTCTTTGGTGTCATAGCCGACCGACTTCGTTGCGGTGGCGGCGAATTGCGCCCATGTCGCGCGCTTGGTTTCAGCGGTTGCAAAGTTCTTGCAATAGGTGAACGAGATTTGCCCGTCTAGGGTCTTTTCCTGCGCCCCCATCATTGCGACACAATCTTACCAGCTTCGGCAACCATCACGGCGCGAACCTCGTTCAGATCAAAGCGATAGTCGCCCCGTTGTGTCGGCAATTTAATGCATGGGATCAGGCCGTCACGGGCCAATCGCAGCACTGTGCTTTTTGTGAGGCCAAGTTCAGCGGCCAGTTGGGATGATGTCAGCATTTTTTCAATCCGTTCATTTTTCATGTTGCATCCCCATCTATAACAACGTTATATGCCGATATGCAACATTAAAAAAGGAAATGAAAATGTTAGAACAAAAATTGGACAGCCTCGGCACAAGCATGGTCGAATTGGGGCACTTGATCGGCAACATGCCTTTTGAAGAATTGATAACCGCCATTGAAGCACTGACCGCCCAGCTTGCCACCGCTGCGCCAGCTGCGCCAAAGCCCGCGACCAAGATTCCCGCCAGGAACGTTGATCCGGTGGCCGCCGCCGAACCCGCCGATGCAAAGCCTGCTGAGGCCGAACCCGCCGATGCGATGACAATGGAGGAAATGACCCGCGCCGCGCTGGCCCTATCACGTGACGGCAAGGGAAACGCCGTGCGCGAAAAGCTGTCTGAACTCAGTGCCTCGCGCATCAGCCTTTTGGACGCTGATCGGTTTGGCGAGTTTCAAAAATTCTTAAAGGGGATGGGGCAATGAAACACGCATCGCTTGGCGCCTCATCCGCGCATCGCTGGGCATATTGTCCCGGATCAGTAGCTGCATCAGCCGACCTGCCCAACACATCAAGCCCGTTCGCTGTGGAAGGCACCACTGCGCACGACCTTGCCGAACTGGCACTGCGCGCCGGCAGCTCGGCATTGAATCATTTTGAAAATCAGGAAATGGCGGATTTTGTTTCCGTTTACACTGAATATGTCGAACGATTGTCCGTTGGCGCTGATATGACAATGATCGAGCAGCGCGTTGACTATGGCGATTGGGTGCCTGGCGGCTTTGGCACGTCAGACGCGATTGTCTTGCGCGGCGATACGCTGCACGTTGTTGATCTGAAATATGGCATGGGTGTTCAGGTCTACGCCGAGAACAACCCCCAGGGCATGCTTTATGCCCTCGGCGCGTATAACGAGATTCGCCATGCCGCTGACGTGCAGCGTGTTGTGATTACAATCGTGCAGCCGCGCCTTGATCATATCAGCGAGTGGGAAATCAGTATTCCAGGCTTGTTGAAGTGGGGCGAGTGGATCAGCCAGCGCGCCGAAGCAACGGCTGAACCCGACGCGCCCCGCGTTGCCGGGGCAAGCCAGTGCAAGTTCTGCCTTGCGAAGCATAACTGCGGCGCACTGCTGAAACACACAACCGACGCGATGCTGACCGAGTTCGACGATCTGGAAAACCTGCCAGCACCCGACACGCTGACAGACGATCAGGTCGGCGCTGCACTGGCGGCCAAGGGGCTGATCGAGGGTTGGTTGAACGCGGTGCAAAGCCACGTTGTAGATCGCCTTGAAAGCGGGCAGGGGTTCGGTGGCTTCAAGCTGGTCGCGGGGCGATCCTCACGCAGTTGGATCGACGAATGCGCAGCGCTGAAAGAGTTGAGCGATATGATCGGCGCTGGCCGGGCAATGACACAGCCCAAGTTGATCAGCCCACCGCAAGCCGAGAAAGCCCTCGGCGCAAAGCGCAAGGTTGAGATTCAAAACCTGATCACCAAAACAGAAGGCAAACCAACGCTTGCGCCTGAAAGCGACAAGCGCCCGGCGGTCAATGTGCAGCTTTCTGACTTTGACTGAAAAACAGCTTGCGCTCCCTTGAGGGGGGGCGTTAAGGTGCAAAAGCGCATAACGGCGCAATATAACGCAACGCTAAAATGAAAGATTCTAAAATGAAAATCAAACTGCAAAACGTCCGCCTTTCCTTCCCGTCACTGTTTCGCCGCGCTGTTTTCGGCGGTGACGAAACAAAATTTGAAGGCACTTTCCTGATCGACAAAGACGCGGGTGCAGCCAAAATTGCGGAGATTGAAGCTGCCGTCACCGCGATGTTGAACGAAAAGAACAAGGGTAAGGCACTAGCAGCCGACAAGCTGTGCCTCAAAGACGGTGACACGATTGACTACGAAGGCTATGCCGGAACCATGTCAATCAAAGCATCTGGCAATAAGCGCCCGATGGTGATCGGCGCAGACAAAGCACCGCTGACTGAAGACGACGGTAAGCCCTACGCAGGCTGCTATGTGAACGCGGTTCTTGAAATTTGGTTTCAAGACAACCAATTTGGCAAGCGCATCAACGCCAACCTTCTCGGTGTTCAGTTCGTCAAAGACGGCGTACCGTTTGGCGATGGGGTGACAGCATCGGTTGACGACTTCGACGAAATTGACGCCGAAATGGAAGACTTCGTTTAAGACGACAACTTAACTGGCGGGCTGTAATGGCCCGCCTTTTTTCTCAATTTGTGCGGGCCACCCCCGTAGTGAGGTTAATATGCTGATATTTGACGTTGAGTGCTATCGAAATTTCTTCCACGTCGCGTTTATGAACGCCGCCGGAAGGGTCGCGTCCGTTGAGATGCGCGACGATGAAAAGCTGGATGTCGCAAAGCTGGCGCACCGAATGCGCAGCGACACATTGCTGGGCTTTAACAACAAAGCGTATGACAACATCATAATTGCCGCCGCGCTTGAAAACCGCACCTGCGCAGAATTAAAAGCCCTTTCCGACAAGATCATAAAAAGCAACCTGCCAAGCTGGCGCGTTGCGCAGGGCGAGGGCATCCGCGAGCCGCGCGGCTGGGACACCATCGACATCATCGAAGTGCTGCCCGGTCAGGCCAGCTTGAAAATATACGGCGCACGGATCGGATCGGCCAAGCTGCAAGACCTGCCCTATGAACCGTCGGCAACGCTGACACATGCGCAGATGGATGAAGTCGGCGCGTATTGCGTCAATGACCTGCGCGTGACGAAAGCCCTTGCCGACACCATCGCGCCCCAGCTTGCACTGCGTGTTGATATGGGCAAGCAATACGGCGTTGACCTGCGATCAAAGTCAGATGCGCAGATTGCCGAGGTGGTTTTAAAGTCCGAGATCGAGGCGCAATCGAAGACCACGCTGCGCCCGCTGAGAATAGATGATGACGCGACAGTCCGCTACGCTGATCCGGGCATTGTTAGTTTTGACGATCCGGCGATTAGCGACATTTTCAAACAGATTTGCGCGCATGACTTTGAACTGTCGGGCAACGGGTCTGTGAAAATGCCAAAGTGGCTTTCCGATACCATGATAAAAATTGGTGACGGGGCGTATCAAATGGGAATCGGCGGCCTGCACTCAACCGAAAAGGGGCAAGGTGTTCGCGCTGGCAAAGACCACATGCTTTTCGAGTTGGATGTTGCGTCGTATTATCCGAGCATCATCTTGCAGCAAGGTCTTGAGCCTGAAAATATGATCGGGCATTTCCTGCCCGTTTACCAAAGCATCGTGACGCGCCGCCTTGAGGCCAAGCACACTGGCGATAAGGTGACAGCCAACACGCTGAAGATTGTCGTTAACGGATCGTTCGGAAAGCTGGGCAGCAAGTTCAGCAACCTTTACGCGCCCAATCTTATGATACAAACCACGATAACGGGTCAGCTTTGCCTTTTGATGCTGATTGAGCGGCTGACCGCTATCGGCGCAAAGGTGGTGAGCGCCAACACCGACGGCGTGGTTATCTTTGCGCCTAAAGCAATGAACGGCGACATTGAGCAAGTGTCGTTTGATTGGCAGATGGACACCAGCTATGAACTTGAGCGCACCGAATACCGCGCGCTGTATAGCCGGGACGTGAACAGTTACATCGCTGTAAAGCCCGACGGTTCAACTAAAACAAAGGGCGCACTTGGCGCGTCCAGCCTGAGCAAAAACCCCGACTTTGGAATTGTTGCCGAGGCTGTTGCTGCGCAGGTATCAGGGCAAGCCGACTTTCGTGACGTGATCCGCGACTGCGAAGACATCCGCAAGTTTGTGTCTGTTCGCAAAGTGACGGGCGGGGCAACATGGCAGGGCAAGCCGATTGGCAAGTCGGTGCGGTTTTATTATTCCGATGCTGTCGAGCCGGATCAGGGCATCCTTTACAAGATCAACGGGAACAAGGTGCCGAAGTCTGACGGGGCCAGGCCCTTGATGGACCTGCCCGACACGTTCCCGCCGGACGTTGAGCGGGAAAGGTATGTTGGCATGGCGATGAAAGTATTGGCGGGGATTGGTTATGCTTAAAGTGCTAGACCTATTCAGCGGCATAGGCGGTTTCAGCCTTGGCCTTGACCGGGCGGGCGGTTTTGAAACCGTGGCCTTCTGCGAAATTGAACCATTCCCCCGCAAGGTTCTTGCGAAACATTGGCCGGAGGTGCCTTACTATGAAGACGTTACCAAACTCACAGGCGACATTCTGGCAGGGGACGGAATTGGCCCCATCGACGTCATCACAGGCGGATTCCCGTGCCAAGACATTAGCTGCGCTGGAAAGCAAGCAGGCATCGGCGAAGGCACCCGCAGCGGATTGTGGTCCGAAATCGTCAGACTTATTGGCGAACTGGCACCCCGCTACGTCATCGTGGAGAACGTCGCAGCATTGCTTAGTGGCCCTAGCGAACAACGAGGGGGATGGTTTGGCTCAATTCTCGGAGACTTGGCCGAGTGCGGGTATGATGCGGAATGGGAAAACATACCGGCGTCAGCCTTGGGCGCTCCCCATCGCCGCGAAAGGGTCTGGGTTGTGGCTTACCCCAAGAAAATCGGACACGGGGAAGGGCGAGAAGCAGGAGACATTTTTAAAGCGCATGGGGGATCGTTCAGATCGTTGTGCGCAAAGCTTGGCCGCGCAGGTGAACAACCGGAGAACATGGCCAACGCCGACAAAATCAGACTACAAGGGGCCGAACATGAGCGGCGGGAAATCGGCATCCTGCCACGGCTTGGCGACTATAGTGGCAAAGACAATGTGGCCGACGCCGCAAGCCAGCGACCACAGGGACAGGGGGAACCTGAGCAACCCGTCAGTGCAACGCCGCCTAGCGATAGGCAAGCAAGTATCCTTGGGGCAATCCGTGTCGTTAGAGAGTGGAGCGTTGAACCCGACGTGGGTCGAGTGGCTAATGGGGTTCCCCAGCGGGTGGACCGACTTAAAGGATTAGGCAACGCAGTTGTCCCGCAAATCCCCGAACTGATAGGCCGCGCGATTATGCAGGCGGAAAAGGCGAAAAATGCTTGAGCGCGACATTGAGCGCGCCCTTGTGCGCCGCGTTGAGGGGCTGGGCGGCACTTGCGAAAAGTTCACGTCACCGGGGCGGCGATCTGTGCCTGACAGAATTGTCACAATGCCGGGCGGGGCTGTCATTTTTGTGGAACTAAAAGCGCCGAGAAAAAAGCCCACGCCGTTGCAGGCGCGCGACCACGCCCGCCGTCGCGCAATGGGTTGCGATGTGCGCGTGATTGATAACAAGGATGCAGCCAATGCCTTTGAACCGTGAGAATGAAAGTGAAGCCATGACAACTCCTTGGAAGCGACACGTTAGAATTGGCGACTGCGACCTGTATCTGGGAGATTGCCTTGAGGTGATGCCCGCGCTTGGAAAGGTGGATGCTGTTGTTGCCTGCAAGCGCGTCCAGCAAGCATACGATCAGCCGGGCTTGTTCGTTGAAAAGCCAACACCACCAACACAAGAGGGCTTTGAATTATGACCCTGCAACGTGAAGACCTGCACGAATACCAACACCGCGCCGTTGATTACGTTATAACCGAGGGTCGCTGCATGTTGGCCCTTGGGCTCGGCCTCGGTAAGACGACATCAACGCTGACCGCGATCAGCGACATGGTTGGTGCGGGTGTTGTCTCAAAGGTGCTGATTATAGCCCCCCTGCGCGTCTGCAATAGCGTCTGGGTGCAAGAGGCCCAGAAGTGGGAACACACGCGCCACCTGCGCGTCTCTGTGGCCACGGGAAGCGCTAAGGCGCGCACGACGGCGCTGTTCAAAACGGCTGACGTTTATGTCACGAACAAGGAAAACGTGCAGTGGATTATTGAGCGCGCCGGTAAGAAATGGCCGTTCGATATGATCGTGATTGACGAAAGCAGCACATTCAAAAACAGCCAGTCAAAACGCTTCAAGGCACTGCGCAAAATGCTGCCGTTTGTAGAGCGGCTGGTTTTGCTGACAGGGACGCCCAGCCCGAACGGGTTGCAAGACTTATGGGCGCAGATGTTTCTTGTGGATCACGGCGAGCGTTTGGGCCGCACACTGACGGGCTTTCGGGATCGGTTCTTTGACAAGGATTACATGGGCTACAAATACACGATCCGCGACGGGTCCGCATCAAAGATCGAGGGATTGGTCGCTGATAAAATCATCCACATGAGCGCCGACGATTATCTCGACTTGCCCGACCGCATTGAAATCGACGTGCCTGTTGATCTTGGACCAAAGGCAACCGCGCAATACAAAGAATTTGAGCGAACCTCACTGGCCGAACTGGATGACGGCGATGAAGTCGAGGCGATCAGCGCGGCAGTGCTGGCCAACAAGTTGATGCAGTTTTCAAACGGCGCGCTTTACACCGACCCTAACGGCGCGTGGTCGGCTGTTCACTCCGCAAAGCTGGACGCTTTGTCTGATCTGGTGGACGACAACACCGGCGAAACGATGCTGGTCGCTTACAATTTCAAAAGCGACCTGGCGCGCATCAAAGACAGGTTTCCGCAGGCGGTTGTTTTGGACAAAAGCCAAGACACGATTGATCGGTGGAACAGGGGCGAAATTGAGATGCTTTTGGCCCATCCCGCATGCTTACATCCAGCAACTGAAGTGTTGACTGAAAGGCGGGGTTGGGTTAAGATCATCGAAGTTGAAACAAGTGACCTTGTCTTTGACGGCGTGGAATTTGTTTCTCATTCGGGTTGTTCTTTTTCTGGGATAAAACCAGTTATTGAACGATTTGGCATAACCATGACCCACGAGCACAAGATACTTGTGGGCGATGATTGGGTTAAGGGTCGAGATGTATACGATTGTGAACGAACAAGAGAGGTTGCGGCATACACCTACGCGGGTGATGACGCTTATCTTTGTGAAATGCTCAAACTGCGGCACGGAACAGTTTGTGGCAAAGCAGAACGTCCAAAGGGCGAACCGCGAGGGGCGCGAGAAATGCCAATTTTGTTGGGGAGAGGACCATCACAACATGACAGGCACTCGCATCTGGCGGATATGGCACGGGATGGTTCAACGATGCACCAAAACATATGGGACCAGCTTCGAAAGTTACGGGGGCGCTGGGCGCGGGGTCAGTCAGGACTGGTTGGCTTTCAAAAACTTTTATCGGGAAATGCGCGATGGTTACGAGGATCATTTGACGCTGGACCGCATCGACAACTCGCAGGGCTACAGCAAGGGAAATTGCCGCTGGGCAACGAACATGCAGCAACAGGCAAACAAAACCAACAATCGCGTGGTGTATTATCTTGGGCAGGAAATGCACTTGGCCGAGTTTTGCCGAAAGGCTGGTGTGAGCAGGGGGGCCATATCACCAAGGCTTGCACTAGGAATGAGGGGGGACGAAGCGTTGGCAGACTACAAAAAAAGCAAATACCCGAAAGGTCGCAAATCTCGAAAGTCTATGACCTAGTTGACTGTGGGCCTCGCAGTCGGTTCGCCGTGCGAAACGCGGCGGGTGAGGTATTCATTTCTCACAATTCCGCCGGGCATGGGTTAAATCTGCAATCAGGCGGCGCGCTTTGCGTTTGGTTTGGCCTCAACTGGTCGCTTGAACTCACGCAGCAATTCAACGCGCGGCTTCACAGGCAGGGCCAGGGTCGCCCGGTGCGCATTGTGCGACTGCTTTGCACAGATACGATTGACGCGCGCGTTGCCGCTGTGCTGCGCGATAAAGACGCCACGCAATCATCACTGCTCGCTGCGCTCAAGCCGTAACGATTGACGCAAATTGGCGCTTGACGGTGTGCATTTTGGCGCATAGCGTGGGGATAGAAACAAAGGAGGCCACCATGACACTAACCCACAAATACCTTGTAGAATTTGACGCGCGCCTTGGCGGGTTCACCGCCGAGGGCGAGACCCCCACATGCTTTGCCGATCTGCTTGAGGTCGTTTCGGAAAACGCTGAACTATATTCATCCGTCCGCATCCTGCGCCTTGATTTTGAAGGCGGCGTTTTGGTCGGCCACGATGACAGCACCGACGTGATGATTAAGCGGATTGCAGCGGAATTGTCCCGACTTCACGCAGACTGCGCCCCTACCGTCTATGACTGGATCATGGCGCAGGCTGGCGAGGGCCGCGCATATGTCGGTTCAGACGATGAATGCGATATGCGCCGTGAAGCGGGGGCCGCGTGATGATTAAGTTTGATGTCCTAAATCGTTTTTCTGGCGCGGTGCAATTCACCGCAGAAATAAACTGCGAAGCCGGATCAAGTCGATCTGTTAAGTTGGGTCTTGCCGTTGAGTGGGCATACCTCCACGGGGCCAGCCTCGGCGGGGCCAACCTAAGCGGGGCCAGCCTCGGCGGGGCCAACCTCAGCAGGGCCGACCTCAACGGGGCCAGCCTCGGCGGGGCCGACCTCAGCAGGGCCGACCCGGCCTAAATCTGCAATCAGGCGGCGCGCTTTGCGTTTGGTTTGGCCTCAACTGGTCGCTTGAACTCACGCAGCAATTCAACGCGCGGCTTCACAGGCAGGGCCAGGGTCGCCCGGTGCGCATTGTGCGACTGCTTTGCACAGATACGATTGACGCGCGCGTTGCCGCTGTGCTGCGCGATAAAGACGCCACGCAATCATCACTGCTCGCTGCGCTCAAGCCGTAACGATTGACGCAAATTGGCGCTTGACGGTGTGCATTTTGGCGCATAGTGTGGGGATAGAAACAAAGGAGGCCACCATGACACTAACCCACAAATACCTTGTAGAATTTGACGCGCGCCTTGGCGGGTTCACCGCCGAGGGCGAGACCCCCACATGCTTTGCCGATCTGCTTGAGGTCGTTTCGGAAAACGCTGAACTATATTCATCCGTCCGCATCCTGCGCCTTGATTTTGAAGGCGGCGTTTTGGTCGGCCACGATGACAGCACCGACGTGATGATTAAGCGGATTGCAGCGGAATTGTCCCGACTTCACGCAGACTGCGCCCCTACCGTCTATGACTGGATCATGGCGCAGGCTGGCGAGGGCCGCGCATATGTCGGTTCAGACGATGAATGCGATATGCGCCGTGAAGCGGGGGCCGCGTGATGATTAAGTTTGATGTCCTAAATCGTTTTTCTGGCGCGGTGCAATTCACCGCAGAAATAAACTGCGAAGCCGGATCAAGTCGATCTGTTAAGTTGGGTCTTGCCGTTGAGTGGGCATACCTCCACGGGGCCAGCCTCGGCGGGGCCAACCTAAGCGGGGCCAGCCTCGGCGGGGCCAACCTCAGCAGGGCCGACCTCAGCGGGGCCAGCCTCGACGGGGCCAACCTAAGCTGGGCCAACCTCAGCAGGGCCAACCTAAGCTGGGCCAGCCTCAGCAGGGCAAGCGGCCTTAATGATTGGGTCAAGTGCATTCAAATTGAGCAATACGAAATTTGCTACACGGACACTGTTTTGCAGATCGGCTGCGAGAGCCATCCGATATCGGAGTGGCGGGATTTTGATGACGCGCGGATTGCGCGAATGGACGGAAAATCTGCGCTCAGGTTTTGGCGCAAATACAAAGATTGGATATTCAGAACAATTGAATTTTGCCCAGCCAAAACAACGGGGGCCGCGTGATGGATGCCAACACCGCACTGATCAACGATCAGCTCGCCGAGTGGGATGAACCCCCGATCTGCGACATCTGCGACGAATTCGACTGCGACTGCGCAGAGGAAGCCGCAAACGAAAAAGCTGACAACGAACTAATGCGCAAATGGGAGGACGACCAATGGGCCTCCCCACCTACAACGCAATGCCGCCAAGGAGCGCGCCAATGACCTATTCCCAAGCGATCCGCGCACTGAACAAAGCCGCATATGACGCGATCCGCGCGGGCCGCGATACCACGGCGCTACCGAACATTGACCGCCACTCCCTGCGCTTAATTGCAGGCGAGACAGACAGGCTGGTCGATTTTGAAACGAACAGCGGCGACCACCCGTCAAACATCAAGGATGCAACCGATGCCTGATATAACCATGTGTGCCCAAGACGACTGCCCGATGATGGGCGATTGCTACAGGCATGAGGCCACGCCAACACCGCTTACACAGTCGTTTGCCGTGTTCGCGCCTGAGACAGAAACCGAATGTTCTATGTTTATGGAAATTTGGGGCAGCATCAAGGACGCCAGAACATGAACGACCGCAACACATACGAGCGCGAGAGCAAGCGCCGCGATAATTACGACCTGATATGGTATGTGATCGATGCAGCCTGCACGATTGCAGTTGTGGGGCTTGTCCTGCTGTGGATAGCGAACACGGTCTTGGGGTGGCTGGTATGAGCTACGAGCTATGCAACATGCGCAGCAGGGCTGCTGTCGCGGAAGTTCTGGATGACGTGTGATGGGGGACGTTATCCCGCTGGGTGATCACCGCCCGCACGGCACTCACTACGTGGTGTGCATGGACTGCGCCAAAGACTGGGTTGCAGTTCTGCCGGAGACCGCAGAGTGGCCGCTGGAATGCCCCAACTGCGGCGAGATGAGCGGCGACGAAGTGAACTGGAACGATGCAGAGTGGTTCATGCGGTTTATGGCTGGCGGCGACCGTGAGAAGCGGACGTTGGTGTTGCTGAACGCAAAGAGAATGGAGGACGTATGATGGGCGATTTGGTAAACCGTATTGTCTGGTGGGTGTTTATCCGTAAAATATGGGGCGGACGATGTGCAGACTTCCACCCAAGGTGTCGCGGATGCATTGCTTGGGCCGAGTTTGATATGCACATGAACGGCTTCCCCGATATTACATATGAGGCAATTCTGGAGGAAACCAAATGAAAACTCGCACCAAAATTCTCAGTGAAGCTGAGGCGCTTATCAATGGCAACCGAGAACAGGACTATGGCACCCCGCAAGAATCATTCGGATGCATTGGGAAAATGTGGTCGGCCTATCTTGGTCGGGAAGTCAGCCCCGCAGATGTTTGCAACATGATGGTAATGTTAAAGGTGGCGCGACTGCGTAATGGACCGCACCGTGATAGCAACGTGGACGGCGCTGGATATATGGCATTGGGCGCGGAAATGAGTGAGGAAACCCCATGCGCCTAGTAATCCCAGAAAGCCCATTTGCGGTCGGTGCTGACGTGGCGCAGGAAATGCGGGCTACCGGGGATATCGAAGTTGACCCATTTTCAAACCGCCCCGGCGTCTACGTTCGCAGCCCGGAAAATCCACCAGCATAGAGGGACCGCCAAACGCAAAAAGCCGCGCACCCAATTAAGGACGCGCGGCTTGGATCACTAGGCATCGCTCACCTCTACGAAAAGCTGCTCCCGCATCATCCCGATGGCATACGCTGCCACTGGGTTTAGCGGCCTGTCGCCCTGCTCCCAGCGCCTTATTGTGCGCCCGCCATTGGCTCCCATGCCCCACTCGTCGGCCAGCGCCTGCTGGCTGTATGCCAGTGCGCGCCTGGCCTCTTTGAACTGCTCTGCTGTCATTGTGTAAACCACCATCCACCGCGAGGCCCAAATTTTACTTTGCGAATGCTGTCATCGGCCATCATAACAACGGCCACGATTTCAGACTTTTCGCGTTTTGCGCGGAGGTAAACCTCTCGGAATGTAGGCACCGCGCTCATTGCGCGGCACCATATGTTTGGATGCAAATTTCTGCGAGGTATTCGCGAAGATGCTCGTTTTCAAGCAGCTCAATAACCATCTGCCCCTCGGGCATATTTGCCTTTCGGGCAAAAGCTTCCACTGCCGTCGGCAGCGCAATAAGCGCCTCCGCAGGCATCCGCATTTTTGCGGCAATCGGAGCGAGAGAGTAAGAACAAAGAGCCATGATGGCCTCCTATTTTGCCGGTAAAACCCTCGGCTGGGCTGGGCTTCATTGCCCTATGCACATAGAAATAGGACGTCTGGCCCTCATTGTAAAGAGGGTCAGGTCACTTTTTTCGAATTATTTTTGCTGTCTTAATTGGGTGCGCGGATTTCGTTTGTGCGGGTTGCAGTGTGGCTACCAGCAACCCTGCACCAGCCCGAACTCATTGTGCGCTAGGATGTCTTGGGCGTCACGTTCCGTCATCCCGTCGATGCTTGCCGGGTCAAGATGAATAGCAGCCCAGCCCGCGCAGATCGTGGCCCTATTCGTCGCGGGTCCAAGACTCTCGCAGCTCGTCACGAGCATCAATGCCGCGAATATCATCATCAATCGCATCGCGTTCTTCCCTTCGCTTTTCGGCAGACGCATCAGCGCGCCGCCTCACTTCGTCAACGGCTTCATTGCGGGTCTTGCGGCGGTCCAGTGTAAGGAACGTCAGACCCACCGCCAACAGCGCCACAGCGCTTGCCACAGCCCGCCCTATGCGCGTGGATAGCAGCCACGTCATGTCACCACCACGTAGGCCACGGCAGCGATGACAAGGGCCAGTGCCAGCCATCCCGTCCACTCAATCATCATGTCGCCCAGCCCTTGCGCTTCGCCATCGTATAGGCCACCTCAACCGCCGCGCCGATGCCAAGGGCAACAACGGTCACAACGTCAGGATCACCCGCAAGGATGGCCGCGCCATCCATGCCGATCACGGCCCCGACAATATAGCGGATCAAAACCCGCGCGATTGGTGCGTAATTCATTTCTTCTCTCCAAATAAGATACCCCCTAGGGCCTCAACCCGGCCAAGCCATGCCGCGTATGGTTCAGGCTTTACGCGGGGTGCAGTGCGGCCCATGCGCTTAAGGACATCAGCGCCGCTCATGGTGTAGAGCAGCCCGTTCAGCTTGCCGTTGCCGTTCGTTTTCCATACGGGGATTTGATCGCCATTCGCGTCGTAGTCGCCCGTCAAAAATAGGTTCATTTCGGCAGTGCGCCGCTTGCGCAATTCAGGAGGCCGCAGCCAGCCCATGAAATGCCGCGCGGCGTCTGGTCGCCCGTCGTTAATCGCCTTGGTCAACTGCGCGCGATGGATGCCGCCAGTGTTCAGGTCGAACGAGACCAGCGCGTCAAACTCATACTGTGTAACTTGAACATTTAGCGCCTTGTTTACCCGCCCCTCGTAGCTGCGCACGTCAGCGCGGAAAACCTCTAGCGCGTGATCAATCGCGGCTTCAACATCAGCAGGCATAGCGATGCTCATTGTCGCCGGATCAATCCCGCCAGCGTTCTTTGTATGACCGATGCCGTATGTCAGCACCCTCACGCTGTCGTAGTAAGGCGCTGGCACAATACCCTCGTGTTCGGCAATCTCTAAAATTCCGCTGTCAGATATTTTCATACTTTACCCCTACCAGTCAAAAATCAGGCGCAAGATTGCGTCTTTGAAATACACAATGCCAAATATAAACAGCGTTCCAATGAGACCCAAGACAACCATAGCGCCCGCAAACTTTGACTTAGCGCGTGACACCATAGCCACCACAGGCTCTATGCGGTCCAGCCTAGCCACGTTGTCCGCGTGACCATGGCCCAACTCCAGCAACGCCCGCGAGACTTCGGCGCGGTTTTCCAAAATGTCCCTGTCCGCCTCTCTACGGCCCTCTCGTGCCCGCTCCACCCGTTCAGTCAGTGCGCCGATTGCCTGCGCCGTGCTGGAGCCAATCATTAGGCTTCTGCCAATGCAGCCGCGATGAACAGGGCATCCATCTGTTCATCTGTATAGCCAACCAAGTTCCCAATGAACTGGACTTCCTGACTGGTGCGACGCCATTCCGTTGCGCTGTCGATAGTCATCATTTCGGACCACGTGGTTGTAGCTAAGTCACGGTAAGCCAACACGTCGCCCCACTTGGTCTCACCTAACGTTAGGATGCCCCGCATTTTTGAGCAGGCCATTTGAGCGCGTTGGTTCGCAAGCTCAGCCACGGGGTCAACCGCTTGACCGTCTTGAAACGCTGTGATTTCGGCTGGCGTCA